ACAAGGCTAACCCAGCAGAATCAGCAGACGCTGTTAATGTTGAGCAGCCAAGACGGGAGGAATCCCATAACATGGAGACAAATATGTCAAACGAAAAACAATCTCCTGAAAGCAATTTCGATTTAGATGCTTTTGCAAAGAAAGTAGCTGCTGATACAGCTGCTGAAATCGCAATGAAGCAAGCTGAGTCAAAAGCTGCTGAACAGAAGGCTGCAGAAGAAGCTGCTCAAAAAGCAACTGATGAAGCTGAAGTTCTAAAAGCTAACGAAAAAGCCGATCAGGAAAAAACTAAAACTATAGTTGAAGCTGGATTAACAGGAGCCGAAAAGCTCATGAATGATGTTGAAGCTAGAGTTAATGATAACTATTCTAATTTAGAGTCAGTTGTTAAAAATCTAGAATCACAATTAGCTGAAAAATCAGAAGAAATCATGAATATCAGAGAGTCTAAAAGACATTTCGCTGATAGAAGTGGTACTGGTAACTGGAAAAAAGAATTCGAATCAGATATTCTTGATGCAAAATTTGCTGGTCTAGCGACTGGTAAAGGATGGAACAATGATATGTCAAAATCTTTGATGGAAAAAGTAAATCAACATTCAGGTGTTCAAGTTTCCTCAGGTGATTTCGAGCAAATCGTTTCAACTAATATTGAAAGAGATATTCAGAATGAGCTAGTTCTAGCACCTCTATTTAGAGAGATTGCAATGAATTCTGCAAATATGATAATACCAATCTTACCAGATAGCGGTTACGCTGAATTTACTTCAGGGTCTGCTGTAGCAAATGACAACTTAGATATGAGGTCTGCTTCTTATGGTGACGATGCAGGTGTTACTATGCAAGAAAGAATTCTTACAACTAAGAAACTTATTTCTCAGTCATTCTTAGGTAATGAAACTGAAGAAGATGCAATCTTACCGATTCTTCCTTTAATTAGAGAGTCTATGGTTAGATCACACGCTAGAGCAATTGAAAATGCTATTTTAGCTGGTGACGATGCTGAGGGTGCTTTCGGTACTGGTGGAGCTTCTTTTGAAGGTTTACTACACTTAGCAAGAAACGATTCAGATTTTACTGCATCGACTACTGCTTTTGCTACTGATACAGTTACAGCTTTGGATTTATTAGCTATGAGAAAAAATATGGGCAAATATGGTGTTAATCCATCAGAAGTTGTTTATATCGTTTCACAAAGAACTTACTATGAACTACTAGAAGATCCTGAGTTCCAAGACGCACAACTTGTTGGCGACATGGCAACTAAGCTTTCTGGTGAAATTGGTCAAGTATTCGGTTCAAGAGTACTATTATGTGACGAGTTTGCTACACCAGCAGTTTCTAAGTTCGGTGCTATTGCTGTTAACCCAAGCAACTATGTATTACCTAGACTAAGAGGTGTTACAGTTGAGTCTGATTACGAAGTAATCAACCAAAGAAGAGTTCTTGTGGCTTCACAAAGAATCGGATTTACCGATCTTATTGATGGCGCAACTTCTAAGTGGGCTTACCAGTATAAAAACGCGTAAGAATTAATTCTTAACAGGAAATGGTTTTTGGGAGTGTACCTAACACTCCCACTTTTTAACTATGGCAGATTTAATAACAGTATCAGAATATAAAAGCGCAGAAGGACTCGTTGGTAATAAAGACGACGCCCGCTTAGCTATATTAGTGCCACAAGTTAGCGACCTAGCAAAGAAATATTGCGGGACAAGTTTTATAGATTATTACAGTACAGATAAGGTAGAATACTTTAACATAAATGACCCTTACACAAGTAATGTAATATTGAGCGAATGTCCAGTAGTGACAATCGACGAAGTAGCAGAAAGGACAGCGTATTCAGAGTCTTATACTGCTTTAACAACTGCAAAATATGAATATTATTTTGATTCTACAGCAGATTCAATTAAGAGAACAAGTGATAGCGGAAGAGAAAAGAATTTTCCAGTTGGTGTAGGTGCAGTAAAAGTAACCTACAATGCGGGGTACAGTGAGACTCCAAAAGATTTAAAATTAGCACTCTTTGATTTAATAAATTACTATTTAAGAGATGAACATAAAGAAAGAAGATCTATAGCAGGTGCTACACTACAGAATCAAGGAACATCTGGTCTTACTACAAGTACAGACTTCCCTGATCATATTAAGAGAGTATTAGATTTATATAGAGTAATTATATAATGTCTTCACCAAAACTAAGTAAGTTTTTAAAAGATGTTATTGTTCCTATGACAAAAAACTCGGCAAGCAGGACAAAAGGAAAGGAAGGAACTAGATTTGACGTAGAAAACTATCCAGGACAAATATTTAGATTTAATGTAGAAAGTCACGCAAAAGTTTTAAAATCAATGCATGATAAAGGAGAGTTTGCAAACAAAGATGGAAAAGAGTTAGATAAGTTTTTCTTTTTTGATTTACTTATAAAGTTCTGTAAACAATATGAAAAGTTTGAAGAAAGTAAAGTACTTGGGTATAAAAGAACATTAAAAAGTGCGGGTTCAAAAGGTGTATCGCTTAAAATAGGCACAAAAGAGTTTAATGATTTAAAAAAGCTAAAACGACAGCATCATGGCGGTAAATACTACGCTATAATAGTAAGAAATTACAATAAATCAAAAGAGTTTTACACACAGAGTAAAATTAGTTCTACTCACAACTTACACAGACAGTTAGTTAAATGGGAAACTGAGTATTTAGGTAACTCTGAACAAAAAAGTAAAGATTTAGAAGCAAGTTTTAAAAAGGGTGGAAGTAATGTTGATAGGTTTGCGGGCGGTTTTAATCAAGAAATAGGACATGGGTACGAAGAGCTAGGGCAACAAGAAGGAGTAGCTTCTTCAGGGTACACTGCAATGAGAGCAGCTTCGAGTACTTTACAAAGTAAAGAATTTCAAAATGCTCCTAATATAGTTAAAGAACAAATTTTAAAAGATTTAACTAATGCTTTAGAAGTTTATGGAGTAACAATAGAACAAGCTTCTAAAATGACCCAGAAAGACTTCTTAAAAGGTTTTGATTTAGTACTTACTACACAAGATAAAGATCAAAATAGAACCCAAGCAGCTACAGAAGCAGCAGCATTAGACTCAGTAACTAAAAAAATGAGTCAGCATGCGGCAGATCTTGAAGGTTCATTGAGTTTAAATGAAATGATTAATCATTTTTTAATGTCAAGTTTTCAAGGTAACAAACATGTTAAGTTAACTCAGAAATATAAAAAAAGTTATAGATCAAACTCAAAAAGTAAGTCTATACCTTTAAAAATTCCATATAAGAGGTTAACCCCAATAGTAAATAGTGGATTACAATTTAGTAAAAAACACATAGCAAGAAGAAGTTTACAAAAAAGAGGAACAAGACAAAAGTCGTCTAATAGATTAAATCCTCTTGCTTTGATAAACATGATAAATAAGAAGTTACCAGGAGAAGTCGAAAAGAATATGGGACTTCCAGGACTAGAGAGCAGAACAGGAAGATTCGCTTCTAGTGCCAAAGTAGTAAACTTTACAGAAGGAAAAGGCGTACCTACTTTAGACTATACTTATCAAAAGAATCCTTATCAAGTATTTGAAGAAGGAGAAAGAGGAAGAAACGGATGGGCTTCGACAAACAGAGACCCTCGAAGACTGATAGATAGGTCTATTAGAGAGGTAGCAAAAGATTTAGCACTAGCAAGATTTAATACTAGGAGAATATAATGGCAGAACGAGATTATACTACAAGACGAAGCGCCATTGTAAATGCTTTAGTAAGCAAACTAGCACTTGTAGATGGAACAGGACAATACCAAAGCTCCATCGCAAATGTAGAACCCAGAATTAAGTTTTGGGATGAAGTAGATGATTTTCCTTCTGTGCATGTAAGTGCAGGAGGCGAAGCAAGAGAATATTTAGGGGCTGGTATTAAGCACAGATTCTTAACTATAACACTAAGATGTTATGTTAATGAAGAAGACGCCGTAACAGCATTAGAAAAATTATTAGAGGACGTGGAAACTGTAATAGAAACCAATAATCCTTTAGTTTATACAACTTTAGCAGGAGATCAAACAGCAATACAGACAACTGTAGTAAGTATTGATACTGATGAAGGAGTTTTAGAACCATTGGGCATTGGAGAAATAGTTATCCAAGTTCGATATTAAAGAGAAAACAGCAGCGGCAAACTAAAGTTTAGCTAAAGCTCTTTTCATAAAAATAGGAGAAAATTAAAATGGCAGATACATTTTATTTTAGTCGAGATACCAAAGTTCATCTAACAGATGCCTCAGGAGGCGCAGTATATAATATACCTGTTCTAGATGGATTTAGTTTTTCACAAGCAACAAACACAACAGAGGTGACTCTCAATGAAATGGCTACGACAACTGGAGAAAGTAGAAGGGCTAGACAAATGTTTACTGATTCTTATGCGCCAGCAGAATGGTCTTTTTCAACTTACATTAGGCCTTTTAAATCAGGTGGTGATAATACCGGCGGAGAACACAATGGCGCATATCATCATATAGTAGAAGAAGCTTTATGGAATGCTTTGGCAGGAAGTGGAGCAGTAGGAGCATCTGGAACAGCTGTAACAGCAGATGGAACAGACTGTAATATATCTTTTGAAAATTCAAACAAAGTTGCATTACATACTTTTGATTTACATTTTGAAATGGGGCATGGTAAAGCTACTCCAACAATTTATAAAATAGAAGAATGTGTTGTAAATGAAGTTTCAATTGATTTTGATATTGATGGAATTGCTACTGCAAACTGGTCAGGTTTTGGAAAAATCATAACCGAAGACTCTATGCCAACAGCAACAATTACAGAAGGAACAGCAGCAGCAGATACTAATAACTTTATTAGAAATAGATTAACAGACTTAGTTTTAACTAATGATGTTACAACTGCAGTTGGTGGTAATGGTGGAAGTTCAAGTGCAACTATAACTTTAACAGCAGCTAATGAGTTGATCAAAGTTGGACAAGTAGTTAAAGCAACCGGAGTAACAGCAGGTACAACTGTAGCTGCAATATCAGGTACTACTTTAACATTAAGTGGAGCAATGACTGTTGCAAACGGTACAGCATTTACCTTCTCAAACGCAGGCATGACTGATACATATACATTAACACTAACGGGCGGAAATGTTACTATTTCAAATAATATGACTTTCTTAACACCGGAAACATTAGGGCTTGTTAATCAGCCTTTAGGACATGTAACAGGAACAAGAAGTGTTTCAGGTAGCTTTACATGCTACTTAAACACTCCAGCAAGTGGAACTTCAAGTGCAGATTTATTTGAAGATATTATTGGAGCTACTTCAGTAACAACAAATTCATTTGACTTAACGTTTACAGTAGGTGGAACAGGTAATACTCCAAGAATGGTTATGAATTTAGATAATTGCCATCTTGAAGTACCTACACATTCAATTGAAGATATAGTAAGTTTGGAAACTAATTTCCATGCTTTGCCAACATCAGTAGATGCAAAAGATGAAATAGACATAATCTTTGTAGGACCAACAGTAACTTAGTAATTAAATTAACGGGGAGGGGTCATTCCCTCCCTCTTTTATAGGAAAAAACAATGACAGAACAGAACAAAAAACCAAACGTATCACTAGCGAGTTTATTAACTCCAAGTAAAACAGTATCTATGGACTTTCCAGGAATGGAAGGTTTTACAGTAGATCTCTGTTATCTCGCAAGAGAAGAATTAATTAAATTAAGAAATAAATCTATAACTCAAAAGTTCAATAAAAAAACAAGAGGTTTTGAAGATAGTTTAGATGAAAATAAATTTTTAGTTGAGTATGTAAAAGCAATAATTAAGGGATGGAAAGGCTTAAAGTATTCTTACTTAGAAGAGCTTCTATTAGTAGATATCAGTAGCTTAGATCCTGAAGATGAATTAGAGTTTACTCAAGAGAATGCAGAAACATTAATGAAAAATGCAACTGACTTTGACTCATGGGTTAATGAAACAACTGGAGATTTAGAAAATTTTACCAAGACCAAGTAGAAGTAATACTTGGTTTACTAGATAAACAGTACAAGGAAGGACAACTTGATTATGACGCATATATAAATATGTGCGAACAATTAAAACAAGAACCTGACTTAGACGATATGCCACCAGCACAGAATGACTATCCTCATGAAGTACAAGTGGCATTTCTTATACATGGACTACTCCCCGATAGATGGGAAGGTATGAGTGGTTCTTATATGGGAAAAGACATGTCATCCTTAGGAACTCTACTAGATGTATGGGAAGTTGAAGATAAAAAATCCATAATATTCTTCCTAAAACATATAGAAGGAAGAAATGCTAGGAAAATAAATGCTGACTTAGAAAGAAAAAGATCAGCAGATAAAAATAAAGCAAAAGCTAAGGGCGGAATAAATTCTGCAAATATAAAAAGATAAATGTCAAAGAAAAACGAAGTAAGAATTCCTATTAAAGTTGATGGTAAGGAAATTCTACTAACTAAAAAGCAAATAGATAAACTGAATACCTCGTTGGATAAAACAGGTACTTCTGCACACTCAGCCGATCGTAGGCTAAAAGGAGCTGCTCAGACTTCTTCAAGTGGTACAAAAAACTTTTCGAAAATGGCGCAAGGCATTACAGGGGGACTTGTACCTGCATATGCTACCCTTGCTGCTAATATATTTGCTATTTCAGCTGCTTTTAGATTTTTACAAAGTGCTGGAGATTTAAGAATACTACAACAAGGGCAGTTAGAGTACGCACAAAGAACAGGTCAATCTTTATCTATACTTACAAGGCAGCTACAAGCAGCTACAGAAGGACAGCTAGCTTTCGCAGAAGCAGCACAGGCAGTAGCGATTGGTACAGCAGCTGGCTTATCTGCAAAACAAATTAATGAGTTAGGAAAAGTCGCAAAAAATGCTTCTCTTATGTTGGGAAGAGACCTAACAGATTCATTCAATAGATTGGTAAGAGGTGCTGTAAAAGCGGAACCAGAACTACTAGATGAATTAGGTATTATTCTTCGTCTTGATACTGCCGCTGAAAAATATGCATTAACTATAGGTAAAAATGCAAAACAGTTAAACATATTTGAAAAATCCCAAGCAGTTGTAAATGAAGTTCTAGAACAAGGTAAGGAAAAGTTCGGAGCAGTAGAAACACAAGTTAACCAACTAACAAAACTTGCAAAATCTTTTGATGATTTAACAAATTCATTAAAAGGATTTTTAGTGCCTGTTGCTGAGTTTAGCGCAAAAGCGCTCAGTCAAAATACTCTAGCTTTAGCTGGAGCAGGAACATTATTAGGTACTGGAATAGTAAGAGCCATAACACCTTCACCCGCAGGTATAGATTTAGGAGCTGCAGGGGCATCCGCACAAGCAAATCTTCAAGGTATATATTCAGGAAAAAGAGATTTAGGTAATTTAGATTCAAAAGGCATTAAAGCAATGAAAAGAACTATAAATGATGCTTATGAGAAGAATAGCAGTACTGTTATAAACTTTGAAAAAATGAGAAGAACAGAAGCTCTAAAAAGTCTACGTATTATAGAGATGACAACTTTAGAAGAACAAAGATCTCGTGCTAGAGGTTTTACGAAATTTAGATATGATATTTCTTTAACATATTCTCAATATAGACTTGACCATAAGAGAACAATGGCTTTTATAAAAACAACGTCAGTAATGGCAGGAAGAGCACTACAAGGTGCGTTAAGATTTGCAGGTTACGCTGGTATACTTATTTCTGTAGTTGGTCTAATAAAACAACTTAGGCATGAGTCAAATGCAACAGAGATGGCAATGAAAGAAGCTCAAAAAGAGTTTGGATCTTTATTTTCTAAAAATGCAAAAGAACTCAAAAAAACTATAGAAGGATTAAAAACTTATGATAGTTTATTATCAAATGCCGTACGTAATGCAAAAGCTTTAAGTAATATTGATTATTCAGCAGCAATGAAAGGATTTGAAGGAGGACTTTCAGGTACTGGGTACATTGATACACTTTTTGAAAAAAATCGAGAAGTAAAAGGGATAGAAAAAAAGATGTACGATCTTTTGTATGGCGCAGGACTTGGCGGTGCCTTTGAGGCAACACTAGGTAAAGGTATTGAACAAAAGGCAGGCCTTTCAGCAGATCAAATTAGAGGGTTTGAAGGCCTAAAAACGATGTTAGAGCAAGAAGAAACTTTACTTTTAAAAGGAAGCGACGCACATATACAACATACTAAAGGAATAGAAGCACTAACAGAGTTATTAAATAACCCTACAAGTCAGAGCGCATTTGATAGTGCAAAACTTTTTGTTACAGATATAGCAAAAAACGGTACCGAAGCACAAAAAAGTATGAAAGGCATTGCACAGACTACTCAAATACTGACAAGTGCAGTTAATGACTTTAGTAAAGCTTTAAACAGTTTTAAAAGTGCTCAAACCCCTTTGACAAGATTAACAACTAATGTTGCCTCAGTTGGTAGTACGATAAGCGGAATAGGAGAAGCTTTCTCTAAAGGTGATGCACAGTTAGACTTTAAGATAGGCGGATCACTATTTGATAAAGGAAGCTTAAATGCATTTAAAACTATGTTAAGACCTGACGAAGAAGCACAGTTTTTAGCAGAATATGATGCAACTAATAAAAAATTACAAGAATTAGCAGTACAAAGAGCAACATATCTTGTAGACGGAAAAAAGGAATTTCCTAGTGGAGAGATGGTTACAAGAAATCGTACAAAAGAAGAATACGAAGCATATAAAGCCTCCCCCGATTTTGTACCCCAACTAATTGACCTTGATAGTCTATATACTGCGGGTTACAACTATGGCACAATAGAAGTAGAGGGAACAGCTACCGGTAAAGATCTTGCAGAAAAACTTCATAAAGAAATGACTGAAACAGGGTCTAGCGCATATGAATTCCTTGGAGATATACTTGAAACAGAAGCTAGAAGACTACATGGCATAGAAATGGGCATGATAGAGGACAAAACTCTTGCCCAGAAGAATTTAACATTACTTTCTGTTGGAGCTACAAAAAATCAAACAAAACAACTAAAAATGCAGGCGGCTATAATAAATAATGACTTAAATATCTCTAATACGCAAACTCTAATACAGGAACTTAAAGATAAAGATTTAGAAAAAAATGCAGCACAAATAGCAATGGAAAACGAAAAACTAGAGTTACTCCGAGCACAAGGCTTACAACTTCAAGCAAATATAGACCATCAATTCCAACTAGCACAAGCTGCGAAAGATAGTTTTGAGTCTGGATTGCAAGGAACTTTCGATAATCTTATGACAGGTAAAAACTCTAGTTTAACAGAAGGGTTAGCAAACATAGCGAAAGGAACATTAGAATCTGTATCGAAAAAACTATCAGAGCAAATGGCTACAGGAGTTTCAAACTTCTTATTTGGAAATAAAGAATTAGAAGGATATAAGAAAGGGGCGGAGATATTAAAGCAAGGAATTATTGACGGAGCTAGAGCAGCAGTAGGCACTGGCACTGGAGACATCTCTTCAAGTAGTGTTGAAATGGGCGGCCTTGAAAAAGCCTTTAACATGGGCAAAAAAGCTTTTGCATTTCTTAATCCTTTTTCTGCCGCAAAAGGCGGTATCAGTCCAGAATATGCAAAAGGCGGAATCACTCCTGTCTACGCTGCTACTGGAGGAGTATTCTCAGGCTCCAAACAAGGATATCCAGCTATTATGCATGGCAACGAAGCAGTAGTACCATTACCTGACGGAAAATCAATTCCAGTCTCTGGAGGAATGGGCGGAACTGTAAACGTTTCTGTAAATATGGCGACAGGAGAAACAAGTTCCACTTCAAACGCAGAAGACATGTACCAGATGGGAACTGCAATAGCTCAAGCAGTAGAGAACGAATTAGAAAAACAACAGAGACCAGGAGGGATGTTAGCCCCTTATTAATATATTATGGCAATAGGATTCAACACAGGCGGAACTTTAGGAATTGTAGTACCAGACAAAGGACTTACACTTTCAAATAAACCAAAGATACATTTATCGACTTTTGGCGATGGCTATGAGCACCGTATTGCAGACGGTATTAATACTTTAGTTCAATCTTTTAGCCTAAGTTTTACAACTAGACCAAAAGCAGAAATAGATGATATAGTAGATTTCTTTGAAAGCAAAGGAGCAATAACTGCATTTGACTATACTGTTTCTGACACTAATTCTGGAGGAAATGAAAGAACAATCAAAGTAGTCTGTGACTCTTGGAACCAAACATGGGCATATAATAATTTTTATAGTTTAACAGCAAATTTTAGGAGAGTATACGAGTCGTGAGTACAAACAGTTTAATAAATGATTTTCAAAAACAGGCAGTGGCTTCAGGCATTGTAGAGCTGTATGAGATAGAAAAAGCAGATGGAACATTTGCTTATATAACAAGAGGAGAAGATTCAGATGGAAGTAGTCTACAACTTTATGATTATACTTCTACTAGCACTCTTAGAACTTATGCACCCTATCCTGTAGAGAGTTCTGGGTTTGAAATTAAAGTAACAGGAGCAATACCAAGACCTGTTATTAACTTTTCAAATGTAGGTAATAACTTTACTACTTTAATGGGTACTACAGATACAAACGCATTACTAGGTAAAAAAATTGTACGAAGATTAACATTAAAAAAATATTTAGCAGGAGAATCAGCAGATACTGGATCAGGCAATCAATCTATAGAGTTTGATAGACAAGTATGGGTTATCTCTAAACTAATGAAAAAAGATGCAACAGCGTTAAGTTTTGAACTTAAAGCGCCTTTTGATTTAGAAGGGGTTAAGATACCTGCAAGACAGATAATATCAAACGCTTGCCCTTGGGAGTATACAGGAGCCTCCCCTTCTTTACCTGAAGCAGATAAATGCGGAGGGTGTACTTGGGATAAGGCAGGTTCTTTTAGAGCAAGATATAATACAAATGATACTAGCCAAAAAGTTTATGTAACACTTGATGATGAGTATATTTATGATGGTAGCTTATCTTATACAGACTATACAGCAGCAACTTCAAGTACTGCATTTGCTGTTGATGATTTTATAAAAACAACAGGAGAAGCTGCAACTGAAATAACTACAGCAGGAGGCTTCAACGCTATTACAAATTTAACTAGGTACTGGCAAGTACTTACTGCAGGAACAAAAACAGCTTTAGGTACTCCTTCAGAGTCTAATAGTAACTTCGCAGTAGTAAGAGTATTTTCTTCTAGTTATAGTGCAAGTACTACATATAAAGCTTACACAGATGATAGACTAAATAGTATAGTTAAATCTGGAGACTTCTTATGGAAAACAAAGCAGCCCACTGTAGGTAACAGCCCAACATTTAGTGATTATTGGAGAAGAGCAGATGAGTGTGGCAAAAGACTAAATTCTTGTAATAAAAGATTTGGGTTTGTACCAAAGACTTCAACAAGTACAACTTCTAGAGGCAGTGCTACTTTTGAGAATAGAGTTCTACCTTTTGGAGGTTTTCCAGGGTCAAAGAACTTTGAATAAATTTATAGAAGAAATCTTTTCTCATGCAGAAAAGGAAGCTCCACGCGAGATGTGCGGCTTAATAATAGAACAGAATAATGAAGAAAAATGGATTCCTTGCGAAAACAAATTTTTAGGAGAAAATCAATTTGAAATTGACCCAAAAACTTTCGCAAAGTATCAACTAATTTCGAAAATAAAATATGTAGTCCATAGTCACTACATGCAAGATTGTCATCCAAGTGAGCATGACAAGAAAAACTGTAAGGTATTAGGTATTCCATACTTAATCGTATCTTACCCTGATAGAGGAGTTAATATTTATGACCCACGTTAAGTTAATGGGAGAAATGGGAGAAAAGTTCGGAGCGGAATGGAACATGGATGTTTCCAATTTTCGTGATGTTTTTCGTCTTATTGATTGCCAAACAAATGGATTTAAACAGTACTTAACAACTTGTGCAGAAGAGGGAATAAACTTTACTATTCAAAACGGAGAAGACTTAGTAGATGGTACTCTCGATGCAATGATAGCCCCTGTAAAAGATACTGTAGTTATTACTCCAGTTGCTGCAGGTGCCGGAATGAAAGATATTTTAAAAGTAGTATTTGGAGTTTTTCTACTGATGTATGGGCCGGGAATGGCAGACGGTTTATTTGGAGGAGCAGAGGCACAGGCTGCAAAAGACCTGGATGCAGTCACAAGAGCAACAGGCATGGTAGAAGGAGTAAGAGTAGGAAGCTATGGAACTACACAAGCTCAGGTAGATGCAGCAGCTAAAGTAGAAAGAATACAAAAAGCAAAAGCATTTACAACAAAAGCAATACAAGGAGTAGGAACTAATTTAGCACTAAGCGGTGTACAAGGATATTTAACTCCTGATACTCCCTCAACTTCAGGGAAAAGTTACTTATTCAATGGCCCAGAAAACAACGTAAAAGAGGGAGTACCAGTGCCTTTACTATACGGACAGCTAATGGTTGGAGGCTCAGTAATAAACTTCGGAGTAGAGGAAGAAGCTCTACCACCTTTTGCTTTACAAGGATATACAAGAATAACAGATGGCTCATCTTCATGGACTACAAGCGACGGGAGTTACGGCGGTGGTAGCGGAAAAGATAGAGGTATAACTCATGCATTTTAGGAGAAAATAATGGGATATGGAAAAAGATTTGCTGATGAACTAGAAGCAGCTTCAAATAATAATGTTGGGGGCTCAAATGCAGTAGCAGGAACTTCTAGTACTATAGAAGGCTCAAAAAACATGCCTGAAGAAAATCAAACTGCAGTAATATATGACGTTTTGTCTGAAGGCCCGATTGAAGGTTTGGTAGATGGAACAAATTCAATATTTTTAGATAAAACTCCTGTAACTATAGAAGACAAAAAATACCAACCTATAGTAATTGGGAAAGGTAATTTCACAGCAAGTACACTAACTATAGTAGATTCTACTAGTTCCAATCCTTTTGCTAATCTTTCTACAGAAGATGGTAAAAGATTTGTAAGAATTGCTAAAGGTAAAAAGTTAATTACAGGTAATGGAACTTCTACAGGAATTTCAGGTACTGAAGGCTCGAATATAATTACTTCATCTACTGCTTTTTTCTCTGAAGATGACTTAGCAAGTGTAAATCCTACTTCAGGAACAGATGTTTTTATTGATACAGAGATACCTGATCCTTTTATAAGAATAGAAGGAGCGGGGGCTAACTCTTCAGTAGAACTGGTAACTCCTATAGTTAGATTTATTAGTACAACTTCTGTAGAAATTGGACAACCTTTACCTAGAGATATTACACATAAAACAGCAGCTATTGATAAGATAGGTACAATTGCTAGTTTTACTAATCCAAATACTGCAGTTATAACACAGTCAACCCCTTTAGGCACTGCTAAAGTAGATGCTACTAACGTAGAGATTCTTGTAAATACTCCTGCCGCAGTAAATATAGAAGATCCTATATATAATTTCCAAAACTTTTCATACTCATTTATGAACGGGCATCCAGATCAGCCGTATTTAAAAGGTTTCAAAGACATAGGTAGCGCTAGTATAATTGAGAATAAAAATGTTGCGATAGAACAAACTCAAGGACTTCTTTCCAATAACAATAATACAATAACTGGAAAATGGAGTAGTAATACAGCGGCTGCTAGTGCACAAGCTGTAGTTGTTACAGATAATGCAATATCAAATCCTAATGAAGTAGACAGCATAAAATTAACCTTTAAGTCTCCTACTATGATAGCGGCTAAATCAAGTAGTGGTGATGAGAAACCAGCAAACTGTGAACTAAGAATTTTCTTAGGGTATAAGAAAACAGGAGATAATGCATTCACACAAAAACTTATGTTTGGTCCTACTGACGAAGATTTAAGTTCAAGGGAAGATAACAAACAGTCAAGACCTTGGGAAAACGCACACAATAGTGGTAGAATTAGAACAGAAACAAGAACACCTTTTGCAGAAAGCTTTACTATTGATTTAACTCCTTATAAGCCTTTATCAGATTACCAAATAACAATTCAAAGAGTAGACCCAGCTATCGGGAAAAACGGAGATTATAATCATACTGCTACTGTTACTTTAGACACTGTTGAACATAGATTTACAGATAAATTATCATACCCTCATGCTGCATACTCGGCAGTACTTTTTGATGCGGAATCATTCTCAAAAATACCTTCTCGTTCTTATGAACTAAAAGGATTAAAAGTAAAAGTACCTACTAACTATTTTCCAAAAGGCGAAGGCGGAAGAACTCATGGAGAGTATGACAGAAATATAAGTTCTGGAGTAGACTCTGGAAGTTACCAAAACTGGGATGGAAATTTTAGAGGAGATTTATCTACTTATGCTGAGGGACATGTTAACCATGAACTAGTATGGACAGATAATCCTGCTTGGATTTTCTATGACTTAGTAACAAATAAAAGATACGGAATAGGAAAATATATAGAAAACAGTCAAGTAGATAAATTCGAATTATATAAGATCGCAAGATACTGTGACGAACTTGTAGCAGATGGAAAAGGTGGACTTGAGCCAAGATTTACTGCAAACGTATACATAAAAGAAGCAGCAGACGCACTCAAAGTATTGAAAGATATTTCTCAAGTATTTAGGGGAATGTTATATTGGTTAGATGGTCAAATTCAATTTTCACAAAATAGGTATGAACAACCTATATTTACTTTTTCAAAAGCAAACACTATAGGAGGATTTGCTTATACTTCACCTAGAGGACAGTTTAGATCAAATCAGATTAGAGTAACTTGGAATGACCCAGACTCTATGTACAAACAAGCAGTAGAAATCGTAGAAGATACTAATAATATATTAGAAACTGGAAAAGTTGTACCTAAAACTATTGTTGCTTTCGGAGCAACTTCAAGAGGACAAGCACATAGATTTGGTAAGTGGAGTTTATTCACAGAGATACTAGAAGCCGAAGCTGTAGCATTTCAATCTTCTATCAATGCAGGATTCTTAAAACCTGGCAACGTAGTATTAATTCAAGATGCAGACAAAGATGTAATATCTAATTCCGGTAGATTGTCTTCTTCTAGTTCTGTTACTGGTATAAACCTAGATAGACCAATAAATCTTTCTAGCGGCAATACTTTTAAATTATCTATTATGTATCCACAAGGTGGAGCATACTTATCTAATACTAGTGCTATAATAAATGATAGTACTACAGATGCTTCTGTAACAAATACTTACCAGAGAGGAGACTTAATAACTCATGCAAAAGTAGGGGGAACTGTAGTAGAACTAACAACAGATGAGCAAACTAATAATGCAGTAGATAGTAGCGGTGATGCTTTAGATTTAGTATGGAATCCTAATTCAAGAATTGAAACTCAAACTATATCTAGTACAGGGTCGTCAGTAAGTTCAGTAACAGTTAGTAGTGCCTTTACATCAGCTCCTGAGTCAGACTCAATGTGGGCAATCAGAGAGTACGATGCTGCAGGAGCCCTTGTAAACGGATCAGCACAACAATATGTAATTGTAGATATAAAAGAAGAACCAAATAAATTATATACTATATCCGCAGCTAAGTATGAGCCTTCTAAGTTCGACATGGTTGACAGAGGATATATACTAGACGTAGGTGTAGACACTAATAAATTACCTACCTTTAGAGAAAGCCCACCAGCTCCAGAAACTTTAAGTTTAGAAGTTGTAAAATCTTTTAATGCAGGATTAAATGATTCTTCGAATATACTAGGTGCTACTAATCAAATAAGAATTAACTGGGGAAGAGTGTTAAATGATGACGGTACTGAATACAAACATCTAAGTCATTTTGAAATAAAACATAATATTGATAGTTCTAGAGTTGATAAATTCAAAAAGCTAACAGTAGCAAAAACAGAAAACGTTTTAAGCGTAGACTTTGATGGGCCAAAAGAAATGATTGTTCAAGTTCAATCAGTTAATATTAATGGCGGAAAGTCTTCTATAGTACAAAGAAAGATTGAAGTTACAAATAGTCAAGTTAGTAATGGAACTACTGAAATATTTAAAGTACCTAGTGATGGAAAAATAGACAAACATATTCAATGCGGAGGATCTAACGTATCTATAGATAGTGTAAACTATCAATTACAAAGCTCAGACGGTACAATATATACTAATCCTAGCAACGGAAACACAGCCTCTTACCAGCAAAGTTTTGTAGGTATGGCAGCAAATTCAGAAGCATACTTACTATTTGATGCGTCAGAAAGCGCAACTAGTGGAGATGTTTTAAAAGCTGTAGAGAATAAAATAGACTCAACAGCACTATTACCTTTAGGAGTAAATAGTAGTAATGCGGCAGTAACTACACCTCTAGCTTTTGAATACTTAGCAGAAGTAGGAGCAGCGAACAATGGTATAACAACCGAGACCGGAACTATAAGCGGAACAGTCGGTGATAACATTATTACTGGTTCTTCAACTGATTTTACTACTGAATTTGAAAACGGAGATATTATTGTAATTGCTCCAGCAGGAACAACACGTTTTTACAGTAAAATAAATTATATTGAAAGCAATACAAAACTACAAATTGCAACTCCTTTACCTAGAACTTACTCAGGAGTATCTGTAAGTAGCCTATCATTCAAATCAGATCCTATATCAGACGTTATTTTAGCAAAAGTATCTTATGACGGTTCAACTTACACAGTAGAAGAAAAGTATTCAGAAGGCACTGAAAGTTTAGGGTATTTTCATCATGAAAACACTTCAAATACAAATGCACTAAGTGCTGACGCTTTTAAAACTGAGTTTGGTAGATTCCCACAAGAAGGAGATATACTTATTGTTGTGAATACAGCTCCCACTCCTAAAGTAAGTAAGTCGTATAAATTCGCAAGTAATGCCTTTAGTGAAATAGCTAACTTTATGACTGGAGATTTAGTAGTCGATGGTTCAATTTCTGGTACAAAAATAAATTCTGCTACTAAAGTTACAGCAGGTACTGGAAATAATGTAGGTGTGTTAGACGGAGCAGACTCTACATTTAGAATATATGCAGGACATGCTACTCCAGCAGATGCTCCTTTCAGAGTAACACAAGGCGGAGCTTTGACAGCAACAAGTGCTACTATAGAAGGAGCTATAGACGCTACAACTCTTAATGTTATTAATGCAAGTGTAGTAGGTTCTTTAACAGCAAGTGAACTTACAGCAGGTTCAGTAACAGTACAAAGTTTAAATCAAGCAGTATGGAATGAAATTGATACTAGAGTAGCAGGAACTTCGGCAAATGGTTTTTATGATAGTAAAAATTCAACTACAGGATATTTAGGAGTTTCAAAAACTCTATCTTTGACAGGTTCTTCAAGCGCAGGTTATCAACATAATGGTGAAGATTTACACTTACGTTTCCAACTAGTAGATTCATTTGGTCCAGCCCCAGCAGGATTTACAGGAAACGGGTTAAAAGTTACAGCACAATTTCAATACAGACTAGCAAGTTCAAGTACTTGGATAAATGTAGGGTCTTCTTTGACGGAATCTTTAACTAAAACAGATTATTCTTCAGGTTCATTATATGATATAGACATGGATCACGATGTAGAAATATCTAGTTCTTTAACTTCTTCTTCTTACTACCATTTCCAAGTAGTTCTTACTCCTACTATAACAAACAATGCCTTTGTAGCATTTATAACTTATGGTCAGGGAGGAGCAAATGACACAAGCGGATCTCCTTTTGCTTTTGCGGCACAACAAGGAAGTACTTCTGTAGGTTCAGGATCTGGTACAATAACAGGTGTTACTGCTAATGATGGTTTAAGTGGGGGCGGTACAACAGGTACTGTTAGTTTAGCAGTTGATAGCACAGTTGTAAGAACAACAGGAACACAAACAATTGCGGGTGCAAAAACTTTCTCAGATAATATAATATTGTCTGGAAATCTTGATGTACAGGGAACTACTACTACATTAAACGCACAAGACTTAAATGTAACAGATAAAAGTATTGTTTTAAATTATCATGCAAGTAATGACACTTCTGGAACAGCAAATAATGCAGGTATAATTATTCAAGACGCAGTAAATTCTAGTACTGATGCTACTATTTTATGGGACGCAACTAACGATAACTTTAACTTTTCACACAAAATAAGATTAGATGACAATATACAAGCACAGTTTGGTAATGGCGCAGATTTACAGATTTATCATACAGGTAGTACATCTTTTATAGCAAATGGTGGAAATGGTAGTTTAAGACTTACTAATGGTACTGGAAATATTGAGTTAAGAGCATCAACTGTAGCATTGCAAGACAACTCAGCATATAACTATTTAAGAACAGAAGATTTAGGTAATGGTGGTCGTGTAAGAATTTATCATGAAGCTGTTGAGGTTATGAAAACTGAGTCAACAGGAATAGACATAACAGGAAGAGCAACTGCTGATGGATTGACAAGTGAAGGAACTTTAGGAAATTGGGAAATAAGTAATGGTGGTAACGTACAAACTTTTTCAAGAGCTGGTGCTAATTATATAAGAGCAAGTGATGCAGCAGGTATTTTAAGATTTGATACAGGTGGCACAACCATTCGTCAAAAAATATCCAACAACGGAGACATCTCCTTCTATGATGATACAGGCACAAATCAAAGTTTCTTCTGGGATGCAAGTGCTGAGTCACTTTGTTTAGGCAATACAAATGCAAGTGCATCATTAGATATAAGAAAAGATAGTGGGTTTGCACTTAGAGCAGAAAACGGAAGTGGACATTACTTTAGAGTTGCCGCAGGAGGTAATACTGAAATAGGTGGTACTTTAGATGTATCAGGAATAGTTACTGCTGATGGATTGACTGTTAATTCAGGAATTACTAACCAAGTTGCAACTTTTTCAAGTACAGATGCAACTGCATTTATAAAAGTAGCTGATAACAGCACTACAGCTACTACACATGGTTATGGTGCAAATGGTAATGACTTGAGTTTATACGCTAATGATTCTGAGAGAGTCAGAATATTAAGTACAGGAGATGTAAATTTTAAAACTGGTGGTTTAAAAATAAATGACACAACTGTTATAGATAGTTCAAAAAATCTATTAAACCTTGAATCTATAAAATTATCTGATAACAAAGAATTATTATTGGGTACTAGCTCAGATGTAAGATTCTTACATAATGGAACAGACACTCATATTTTAAATAATACTGGTGATTTATTTATAAGTAACTTTGCAGATGATAAAGACATTGTATTTAGAAGTGATGATGGTAGTGGTGGTGTAGCAGAATATTTTAGGCTAGATGGAGGTAATGGTTATCTTATAACTAGCAAACATAATCAACATTTAGACAATGTTAAGTCTATGTATGGTGGCTCTAATGATTTACAAATCTACCATGATGGTAGTCATAGCTTTATTAGAGATGGCGGAACTGGTCATTTAAAAATACAAGCTACAAACCTTAAGTTACAAGATGAAAGTGGCAACAACTATATAGACATGATTGATGGTAGTTATGTTCGCCTAATGCATAACGCAAATACCAAGCTAGAAACAACCTTAACAGGCATAGACGTAACAGGAACAGTTACAAGTGATGGTTTGACTGTTGATGGTACAGCACAAATAAATGGCACAAGTGCAGGACAATTAACTTTAGATGCTACAGGTCAATATAATCAAATAACTTTTGAGCAAAACAGTGGTAATAATTCAGGTGGAGATATAGTTTATGACCATACAAATGACCAATTGTGGTTGCGTTCACTTGCTGTAGGTAGCGTACATTTAAAAACAGGTACAACTGCAGGTAATACAGTAGATAGACTAAAGGTAGCATCTAACGGAGACATCAGCTTCTACGAAGACACTGGAACAACTCAAGGTTTGTTTTGGGATGCTAGTGCTGAGTCACTTTGTTTAGGCAATACAAATGCAAGTGCATCATTAGATATAAGAAAAGATAGTGGGTTTGCACTTAGGGCAGAAAATAACTTAGGACATTATTTCAGAGTTGCCGCAGGAGGTAATACTGAAATAGGTGGTACTTTAGATGTATCAGGAACAATATCTAGTGGAAATGTTACAGCAGGTAGTAGTGGTAAT